AAGGATAAATATGCACACAAAGTCAACCACAACGGAGATACCATCTATCGTTCGCCACACTTGGAAAGCCTCTGGCCTTTTGGACACTCCTCCGTCGGCACCGCGACGGAGACATCCGCTGCTTATGTGGCCCGCTATGTCACTCAAAAAGCTACTGGACGTGTACAAGACATCAATCCAAAAACCGGAGAACCTTATCGAGAAATCTATTACCGGGGAACTGATTCTGAATCCGGCGAGCGTATATACGTCAAGCCGGAATTCAACAAAATGTCACTTAAACCCGGAATCGGACAACATTGGTTCGACAAATACTATCAAGATGTTTACCCGTCTGACTCCGTCCGGCTTCGTGACGGACGACGTATTAAACCACCTCGTTATTACGACAAAAAATACGATGAGATAGAACCTTACGAGTTCGAAGCTATAAAACAAAATCGTATACTCAATGCCTTGAAACATTCAGATGAATCCTCATCTGAAAGACTGGCCGTTAAGGAAACTGTACTTATGGCCAAAATTCAAAAACTTAAAAGGAACTTACAATGAAACTTATTATCTGTGCTGTCCGTGATTCGGCAGCTGACGCCTTTGGTCGTCCCTATTTCGTTCCGTCTCAGGGCGTAGCCCTTCGCGCATTTACAGATGAAGTAAATCGCGAAAATGATGAAAATCCACTACACAAACACCGTAAAGACTTTGCACTCTACGAGTTAGGCGAGTATGATGACAATACGGCTATGATCGTGTGCCACGATCAGCCGAAACTCCTGATTCATGCGGATCAGGTATAACCTCAACCAAGCCCGGCACTTCCGGGCTTTTTCTTAGGAAAAAACATGGCTGTAATGCATAAAAATAAATCGGTAAGCACCCATAAATTTGCAATGGTGCCTCGTGCCGATATTCCTCGATCTAGCTTTGCGATCGAAACTTCACATAAAACAACTTTTGACGCTGGCTATCTTGTACCTGTATATGTAGACGAAGTACTGCCAGGCGACACTTTCAATCTTAAGATGACTGCATTTGCACGTCTATCTACTCCACTATTTCCAGTAATGGATAATCTCCATCTGGATTCATTCTTCTTCTTTGTTCCTAATCGCCTAATTTGGGAAAATTGGCAAAAATTCATGGGGGAACAAAATAACCCAGGCGATTCTATCGACTATATTATTCCGCAAACAACTTCACCTGAAGGCGGATATATAACTAATTCACTGCAGGACTATATGGGCCTGCCTACTGTCAATCAAATTGGAGCTTCTGCAACAATTGATCATAGCGCATTGCATACACGCGCTTATAACTTGATTTGGAATCAATGGTTCCGTGATCAGAATTTGCAAGATTCTGTCCCGGTACCTACGGACGATGGTCCGGATACTTATTCTGATTTCACCTTACTTCGTCGTGGTAAGCGCCACGATTATTTCACATCAGCTCTACCTTGGCCTCAAAAGGGTGATCCTGTATCTATTCCCTTAGGTACATCTGCACCAATTTATGGTTCAGGTAAATCTTTGAATTTATCTGGTACTGGATCAGGTGGTGGCTTTTATGGTTTAAAAGCAGATGCCACCCAAGCTCAATTAATTAACGCTTCAAGTTATGCTTATAACCAGAATATCGGTTCTACCGTTTCTGCCTCTGTTAGTGCACCAACTGTTAATACTGTATTAGGTGTTATAACTAAAGGTGACTTTGATGTCACTGGCGTTCCTTCTGGTATTTATGCTGATTTATCTGATGCTACAGCTGCAACAATTAACGCTCTCCGTGAATCTTTCCAAGTTCAACGATTGCTCGAACGCGATGCTCGCGGAGGTACCCGATACACCGAAATCATTCGTTCACACTTCGGTGTTATTTCTCCTGATGCACGCCTCCAACGACCAGAATATTTGGGCGGAGGCTCAACTCCTATTATCATTAACCCAGTCGCTCAAACGAGCGGTACTGGTCTTACCGGTGGTACTTCACCACTCGGTAATCTTGCCGGTGTCGGAACAGCGCTAGCGTCGAACCACGGCTTTACTCAAAGCTTTACGGAACACGGCGTTATTATCGGTATGGTCTCCATCCGCGCCGATCTTAATTATCAACAAGGTCTCCGCAGAATGTGGAACCGCAAAACTCGCTATGATTTCTATTTCCCTGTGTTTGCTCATTTGGGCGAACAAGAGGTACTTAATAAAGAAATCTATGCTACTGGTAGTGCAACAGACGAACAGGTCTTTGGCTACCAGGAACGATGGGCTGAATATAGATATCACCCATCTCAAATTACCGGATATTTCCGGTCTACAGCGCCAACCACGTTGGACGCATGGCACTTAGCGCAAAAATTTACTGCGCTGCCTACTTTATCTGATACTTTTATTCAAGATACTCCTCCCGTTGACCGTGTAGTCGCAATTGGCGAATCGGCAAACGGAAAACAATTTATCTTTGATTCTTTCTTCCAGATAAGAACTGCCAGACCAATGCCTTTGTACTCTGTACCTGGCTTAATCGATCACTTCTAAACTTTAGGTTGTCGAGTTCCTTTGGGAACTCGATAACCCCCCGAAGGGAAAAACAATGCTTGGCGAATTACTTAATTCTGTAACATCTGCATTTAAGGGAATGGGTGCTCCATTAATGGACAACCTATTTGCACAACAGCGTCAAAACGACGCACAAGCCTTTTCTGCTCAACAATACGCAACGCGTTATCAAACACAAACAGAAGATATGAAGAAAGCGGGTATTAACCCTATGCTTTCAGTATCTTCAGGGGCTGGATCACAGCCCACATCTACAGCTGCTTCACCAGGCAGCAATTTCACACAAGCTGAACTTAATAAAGCCCAAATTGAAAATATTAGGGCTCAAACTGAACTCAATAGCGCTAACGCAGCGAAAGCTCGCGTAGAAGCGCAAGTAGCGGAACGCTTTGGACATCCACAAGCTGAAGCTCAATACAATGTAACAATGGCCCAAGCGGGCCTAACATCACAACAGATTGGCAAAGTCGATCAGGAAACGCGCAATGTTATTGCGCAAATTCAAAATACTAAGGATGAAAATCTACGTATTCATGCAACTATTACCTATTTACAACGTCAAGCAGATATGCTTAACGAAACAACAATTACAGAACCAGTTAAACGTAATCTTTTGAGACAACAAGCTCTAAAAGTAATTAACGAATCTGATCTTACTGCGTTAGACCTTCAAGCAGCCAAGGATCTTGGCAATTTAGGTCGTGAAACGCAACAAATTAAACCATTACTCGACTTGCTTCGAGGACTTATAAGAAAGTAAAACTAAATGTTTATACGCTCTCCATATAATTACAATACAGATGAAGCATCAAATGCATCATCTCTTAATACGTTTTCGCAAACGAAAACACAACAACAATTTAAAGACGAGTGCAATATTAATCGCATCGTCTCTCAATACACCAAAGGCGTTATGCCTATTGGTAACGCCTATCAGGCGCTTCCAGAAGATTTCTATGAAATCACTGACTATAAGACCGCTATGAACAAAGTTCGACGCGCTCAAGAGACTTTTGATAGTCTCAATTCAAATATCAGGGCTCGTTTCGATAACGACCCTGGACAATTCGTTGACTTTGTCACGAATCCTGCTAATCTAGATGCCGTGAGGGATCTTGGATTAGCACCCAAACCCACACCGTCACCTAGCCCGAAGGGACCCGACGAAGTCGGGGCACAGTAGACCTACTTGATGTCTACTGTGCTAGGTGACACCAACTTACTTGGTTCAACTACAAAACTTAAGGAAATTTGAAAAATGAAACCTCTTTCACGCCATGGCGTTTCCAAACACAAAAGCGCAAAGCGCTTTAAACACAATATTAAAACAACGGCTGCGGCCAACATGCGTAGTAATCCTATGCGTGGCGGATTTCGCTTCTAATTAATTAAAAATCCATGCCCCGAAAGGGGCTTAAAGGATATATGCCTTGTTACCATCCTCTGTCTGCGGTGAAAACCGAAGACGGAAACATCAAATTCAATCCTCGCGCTGGCGAGGGTGATCCAATGAAACTCCCATGCGGTCAATGCATGGGATGTCGAATAGACCGATCCAGAATGTGGGCGGTCAGATGCATGCATGAGGCATCTCAATTCGAAAAAAATTGCTTTATTACACTTACGTACGCGCCAGAACACCTTCCAAAAAATGGTGATCTATACTATGAACACTTTCAAAAGTTCATGAAACGTTTACGCAAAGCAAACCAAAATGCGAATATTCGCTTTTATATGTGCGGAGAATATGGGGACGAATTTAAACGGCCACATTTTCACGCCATACTTTTTAACTATGACTTCAAGGATAAATATGAACACAAAGTCAACCACAACGGAGACACCGTTTATCGTTCGCCACACTTGGAAAGCCTCTGGCCTTTTGGACACTCCTCCGTCGGCACCGCGACGGAGACATCCGCTGCTTACGTGGCCCGCTACGTCACTCAAAAAGCTACTGGACGCGTACAAGACATCA